TTTTGTGATAAACATCTTTCCGAAGGGTTAGTATGCACCACCGACTATTTAGGGTGGGAGGAACACAGCTGGGGAGTCTGTGACCCATACCTTCAGATTTAATCTGAGAAACACATCGAAATTTAATGTTTGATTGTTGAACTTTATGGCTCAGCAACTGTCTGTATTGTTATCAGCTTAGAATGAACAAGCTACAGCGGTACTCTTTTAGAGGTGCTAGACTTATCATTTTATTGATCGCAACCAGAACAAGTACTGGACATAATTTTTGACACCACGCATTAAACGTAGGTGCTCTACCCTATAAGAACTACGGAACGGCATTCAATGACGCACCGTGCGAGCTGGATTTCCGACCCAGCTATGACCACGTTCAGCTAGAATAACCGAACCTTTGTTCGACGCGGCATCTGCGTAACGTTTGCGACAACGTTATAAGAGCACAAGACCGGTGAAGGCAACCCCAAGCCCGGTCTACCCCCCAACAACCAGCTACAACCATACGAACTACCACAAAGCAACTATGGCATACATCGCATCTTTCATCGGAGGCCCTTGTGCTTCTCCTCAAACACTTTTGACGTCTGACCGATCCGGGCGATCCCTTGCCCTAGTCCATTTGTGTCAACTCTTGCCCGAATGGCAGAACATTGTTAAAGATTTTAATCTTTCTTGTTCTCGTTCGTCCGAGAGAAAGAAGTATGTTAGAGATCGTCGTGAACGCAAGAAGCGCAACGACAAACAGCGTAGCAAAAACCGAAAAACCAAAAACAGAGATGTTCTTGATTCCGAGCCCCAAATGGGCATGGAATTCCCCTTACACGTCAGGATACAATCTCCTCCTCCGGAAACTCCTTCACCAGAATTAACTTTTGAGAGTCTTCCGGACCCCTCTTTGATCTTTCCTATTGATGACATCAATTCAAGCGATTCCAGCGAAGATGAAGATGTTGTTAACGTTTCTTATGGAGGTCGTACTCGCAATTTCTTGCAGGACGATTTCAAAGCTTCCGCTTATCAAGAGTTTATCAAGGCACCTCAATGTGTCAAGGAGTCTATTGGACCCCAAAGATTTTTCCGTTTGGTTGATGATATTATTTACGTAGTTACGAAAGTTGAAAATGTTCCCTTTTATGACCATAGCCGCGCACTCAGTGACGCTTGGCTTGATCTTGACGATGATGATTCGTCTAAGTACATTTCTTATGGACAAGCTCTTACTTGGACCAAAATTATTTGTGACTACACGGTCTGCAAGCTCCTCTGTGAGTATTACAGATTCAACCGAGCTGCTCTTGAAGGTGGACGTGATCTTAGAACGCCCACTACGGAACAGTACGGTTACCTTTTTAGGTTACCTTCTATGAGAGCCTGTCATCTTAACAGGCCTTCTATTCAAGCCGAAGTCGATTTAATCGCTTGGCGAGCATCTATTGATCAAATTGTTTGTGGAGGTATTGTCGCTATGCGACTTATTGCCTCTTCAGGTGGCCGCGGTAACTCTGACCATTCAGTCATGACTCCAATTGAGCGTGAATTTCTTAGGTCAGCCGATTGGTTTAGACGCCAGAATGCGTGCATAGCAATCGGGGCTATTTATGACATTACTCATGTCACGCCATTACCCCCCTACCTCACCGCTACCCAGCGAGACAATCTTTTCATTCCTGTCCCACAAGTAGGAGCCGAACAATTGGCTTCTGCCGCTCAAGAAGTTTCTTCTGAAGATGAGAGCATGCTCCAAAGGCTTGTCTCCGTTCTCGTTGGAAAAGCGCGAACAGTTGGTTCCGCCGTCGCTGGAGGAGCTGTTAAAGGCTTCTGCGACGTTATATCTGAAAGCGGACCTGTTCAATTTTTGGCCTCTCTCACTGAAAATGCCATTGCAATTTCGAAAAACGTGATTGCAGCACTCACACTGGTTTGGAACATGCTTCCGAATTTGGCTCCTCTCCTCGGCATTTTCGCCGCTTGGAGATTTTCAGAGACGGGTTCCGTCATTTGGGCAGTAGTAGCTGTCGGAATGGCCTTTGTCGCCGGCAAGAAAGTCATGGAATGGTTTTCCGAGAACATTGCGCCTCATATTATTGAGGCTGCTCTCCGTTGGTTTGGGCCAAGAACCCGATCCACACAGTCCGGCACCATGCTGGACAACTCCAGCCTCACAGACGAAGTTGATGCCACACCAGTTGGTATGTTCAACTTTGTCCTCGATCTTTTCGCTCAACAAAAAGAGCGAGAGGCTGTAGTCGAAGAGAAAGCTCCTGACGACGTTTGGGCAACTACTGGAGACAGAGTCGTTTCCGCCGTTGCCAGCCGGTTTAAGCCGGCCGAAGCCAAAAGTGGTTGGAGTATTTTTACTCGATCACTTCCCGAAGATGATCCCTCTCTTCGTTTGCCATCCCCTGTAGAACAGAGCACAGAGCCTGCTTCTTCCAGTGGAAACGATGTTCCTACATCAGCCCCTCCCGAAGCGGAGGGTGCCAAAACTCAGACAGGTCCCGAAAGACCTGCTATGTCTGCGGAGGTCCTTGCCAGCCTCGCGTCGACTGCATTACTCGTTACGGGTCTCTTTGTAAGAGACACCCATGGCATTATTAACATCTTTCTGAAGTTTAATGGTGTTGCCTTGGGCTTTGCGGCTATAATCCGCATGGGCCTCAGTATTGCAACATATGTCATTGAACAAACTGAAACAAACGTGTCATTGGCTAGCCTTCCTTTTTCATCTCAGGACGTGCCAGTGATTGCGTATATCGATAGTCTCAAAGAGATTTTCGATCTCAACACGAAGCAACTTATTCCTTCTTCACCGTTGTACAAGAGCAAAATTGAAGCTCTCATTAACGACGGACAAAAGTTGCTTTCTTTTTCGAAAGGTTCCCCCCTCAATTCAATTTTGTTATCCAAGCTTAAGGATCTTGAAAAGATTCGCAGCTCAGTGGTTTCCGGAATTGAAAGTGGAAACATGACGCGTCCAGAACCCATTGGCGTTATGTTACAAGGTGAACCAGGAACTTTTAAAAGTTTGACTCTTATCGCAATGGCAAAAGCCATTGTCGTAACCCTATTGAAAGACGATCCAAAGTCTGACGCCCTTGAAGCTTTCAAAGCTGATAACGGCTGTCTTGTTTTCAATATTCCTGGAGGCAAACATATGGATGGGTACAATGAAAGAACTCTTGTCGTTATAGATGACGACTTTTTGCAAGAACTTTCGACTCATTCCGAAAATTCCCAAGGCACAATGCATGTCAAATTGGGCAACGGTATGAGGTATAACCCTCCTATGGCCGAATTGTCGTTTAAAAACAATGTTTTCGTCAACCACGCAGCTACTTTGGTTTCTACCAATATCAACAGAATTGTTGAGAAAACTATGGCTGACGTTACCGCCTTGACCAGAAGGTTCCCCTATGTTTTCGAGCCTGTTGTTCCAAAAGGCTATGATATCTCTAAACATGAAGCTTTCGATCCCAGACACTTCACTTATCGTGTCAAATTGATCGACCATCGACAGTATATTGTCAACAGTGACCTCGAAGATGTCACTTTCGACCAAATGGTCAAGATGGTTTTGGAAGGTATTTACAACAATCGTAAATATCACAAACATACAGAAACAACCCTCGACCAAGTTGCGGCTGACTTTGCCGACAAATACGAAAAACTCGATTCTATGGTTGAGTTGTCCAAAAAGATTCGTGCAGCAAGAAAAGCAGCTGCTTGTGCGCCTGGTCTGAGTGTTCCTCAGTCCGGTTCTTCTCATTACAAAGGTAAGAAGAAGGTTGTTCCCCAAGTGGGCCCCGAAGTCGAACTTTCTCCTGAGTCACTTTTTGAAGACTCTGGCTCGGAACCCGACATTGGTGACTATTATGGCACCACGGCCGAAATGTTCAAGGTTAAACTTTCAGCAGTTATTGCTATCGGAACAGGATCTGTTGTCCTCGGAGAGGACTTGGATCACGCTCTTGAAGTGTTTGATGCCCTGAAACCAAACTGTTACTCAATGCCGTATCAGGATCTCTTGGCTTTTGTCAGATCTCCTGAGTTCGTCGTTGCTCTTCCCTCAGCCAAGAAGGTTGATGTTCCCCCTATTACACCTAGTGAGTATCACCAGCTCACTACTGGGTGGAGATCAACCGCTGGACAGTTTATTGAAAATGCCCGTGAGGTTTTGCGGGAATATGGAAGAAGTCTTCTTACTTCAGCCAATGTTGTTGGAGTTATTGTTGCGGTTGCGTCAGCTCTTGGGTTGGCCAGATACTACAACATGTGGTTCGGCAATGAACCCCAGTACTCGAAGAAAGGAGCAACTAAAGGAGAGAAGAAATCAAACGCTGTTAGCGTTAAGAAACGACTCTCTGAGAAGTTTGCCAAAAGCGTTAAGAGGGCTACTCCCTCTACGGTTCAAGCAGGAACTGAAAACCAAGATATTGCCGCTATAGCAGAAGGCAATAGGTTCCAATTTTTATCTACGCGCATAGCCCACAAAGGAAACCAAGAACTCACTTTTAAGAGAGATTTTGGTTTCATCAATGGCGTGTGCAACAATTTTTATGTCATTCCTTTACATTTCGCTTTTGAAATCGAACAAGCTTATGCTGATCCCGAAACCACTGAACTTTCTTTGGAAATTGTTCGTGACGGTAAGACTTACAAGTTCACATGGGATGATGTGGACGTTGTCAGCGATGTCTGCTTCAACAAAGACAGAGCAGTTATTCGCGTTAACGTCCCACAAATTCCACCCGTACGTAATGTTCTTAAACATTACAGCTGGCGCAACGAGATTGAAACAGTCACTCGTACCATATCAGCTGGAGTACGCGGAATCTTTTGTCGCCCTGAAGCTCGTTCGGAATTCGAGCTCAGAGGAACCCCTTACATCAAAGTTGAAGGGGAAATGTCTGAGCGTGCGGAGGATCTCTTGACCTATAGGTGTTATAACCGTGTCGGTTACTGCGGAACTCCTCTCGTTATCAGCTCTGGTCCTCATTCAGGCAAAATTGGAGGCATTCATACTCATGGAAACAAAGAGACAGGCCATGCGACTATTATCGATCGCAATTGGCTTTCTAAGTCTATCCTGGGCGAATCGAAAGAACAAGATTTCGAAGCTTCCGACTTTTCAGAGCTTTCTTTGGAACAACCAGTTCCCCAGTCACGGAACTACTTTCCGGACAACGTTAACGTTGTCGAATCAGGGGTTGTTCCCCGTTCTACGACTCAAATTACCAATGACAATGTGCATTGGGAGCCCAACGGACCTGACTCTGTGTACAAGGAGCGCATCTACGGTGCTTCTATTACGACTCCAGATCGTTTTACTTTCAATAGGGCTAAATTCAACCCTAAGACTGTTGTCAACGCCGAGTTTGAAAAGGCTGTCGACCCTATCGCTCACTCAATCGTAGCAAAGTTCAAGAAAGCCGGCAGATTAGGCAGAGAACTTCAGATTCTCTCTTTTGACCAAGCAGTCCGTGGCGATCGTGCCATTGGACTTGACCCACTTAGAATCAAGCAGTCTACTGGGTATCCATTGGCTGCAAAAGGCATCAATCGGAGCCGTTTCTTTGCGCACGATGAAAATGGAGAGACTATTCCCAAAGCCATGTGGAAGTCCCTCGCTGACGACGTAGCTCATCTCCAATTCCTAGGACGTCAAGGTATTCCGCTACCTATTATTTGGTCCATATTTCTCAAAGCGGAAAAACTCAAGCTCAAAAAGATTGAATCGGGAAAAACCCGTGATGTCAACTGTGCCCCCCTTGCATTTCTTGTTTTATGTAGAATGTATATGGGGGACGCCCTTGCGCTCATTAACGAAGGCACCGAACAAAACGAGTGTCTTATTAACGTTGATGCAGCCTCAAACGAAGAATGGGATGCCCTCGCGCGCCGCCTCAGCAGACTTTCCGGAGGAAAGAACTGTGAAGCCGGTGATTACGAAGGTTTCGACCATTGTCATTCGTTACTTACCCTCTCCCTTCCACGAAAAGTTTTCCGGCTTTTGTATTCGTCCGTTTCGGAACCAGAAAGCCGGGTTATTGAAGCCATCTTTGATGCGGTCTCCCGTCCAAAACTTATTTTTGGAGACTGCATCGAGCAACGCGAAGGTACAATGCCCTCTGGATTTCTTGGAACGACTGTCACCAATTGTATTATCAATATGGGTAATTTTCGTTTCGCCTGGATGGCACTTCACGATTTTGACCACCACGCTCTTCTCAGCTACGATGATCATATCGTCAGCGAGTTTTGTGGAGATGACAACATTTTTGAGGTTTCTGAAACGTACAAAGACCATTTCACACCCCAGTTTCTTAACGAGGTTTTTACATCTATTGGCTATAAGTACACGTCGGCTGACAAAACGGCACCCAAACCAACTCTATCGCCGCTCGTCAACCATACTATGCTTAAGCGTGGATTTCGCCTCGAAAAACTCACTGGAATGTACGTCGGCCCTCTCGATCTTGAGAGGGTCCTTGAGATCCCAATGTGGACAAAAAGCAAGGCTCCGGACACAATTGGAGCCGACAACTGTTCTACCGCTCTTGGTGAACTCGCTCTCCACGGCGAAGAGGTCTTCTCTCAATGGGCCCCTAAAATTGAGAGATTCGCTCGTGGTTTCTGGACGCCCG